GGTCGGATTATCGTACACGCCTTTAACTTTAAATTGTCGGATTCTCTTACTATTTAATTCATTAACTGCCCCGATCAAAGTCTTGTTAGTTGTTTCTAATTTTGCGATAACTGCTGTAGTCATCTTGTCCACAACATAATCCCATATCTTGTCCATCAGTGTACGCTTGTTTGCATTTGCATCCTTGTCAAGAATCATAAGTTCATCATTGTCTTTCAGTGTTTCTTTAGTTGTGTACTTTGTCCATTCCATGATTAATTCTCCTTATCCTTGTTCTGAATCTCTTCTACAATGGCATCTGTCTGCTCTGCCATAAAAGCTACCTGTTGTCTGTGTTCCTCTCCCAGTAAGGACTCCATAATTAAGCTGATAACAGCACCGTCCAAGCCGTACTGAGATACTGCTGTGTTAACAGCTAGTCTAAGATAGTTCCTACACTGGTTGACTCTAAAGTTGAAAGGTAACGTGACCTTTTCTTTCTTTTCTTCTTCCGCCATGATTGCTCCTTTCTACAGAACTTTCCACAAATCTTCTGATTCCTCAGGAGAATTCTCTTGTGTAGTTGTATGAGACTTCATGCATTTACACAGCACAAGATTCTCCTCAATCTGCGGTTCTCCATCATCAAGTGCTACTGTGGCAACCGCATTGGATACACGTACCGCATAGCGTTCACCCTCTTTTACTTCCATGCCCTCTTTCCAAACAGGGAAACAGCACGGCAAGGATGCCGCCTGTTCGTCTGTAAGGTTACTGGCTGTCAGTTCGATAAGTTTTCTGATCTGCCTTGCAGCTTCTGTCATGCTCATGATTCTTCTCCTAGTAAAATTTTTAACGCTGTGTCTGTTTCGCTAACGAAAATATCTTCTACATTGTCCGGCTCGATAATTTCATCATCAGCTTCAACAATAATCATTTCTCTGTCTTTACATTTTATTACTTCTTTTTTCATTACATTTGCTCCTAACTGTGCCATGCTGCCTTTACGAGAATTCCATTTTTGAATGTCATATAACAACCAGAATAATCTTGTTTTGTCCCATCACTTTCCTTGAAACGTTGCACAAAATTCATAGTTCCAGTAATTCCTCCGTCACCAAACTTAGCGTTCAGCAATTTGTAATTATGCATATCAATGTTACATCCCATGTTTATAGAGTTCGCTGTAAAAGATGAAAATGATTTACGAGCATATGTCATTTTCATAGCATAGCTAGTAGATGAAGGTGTGTCTTTCGATGCCCACGTCATATAGTGACCACCGTCATCAAGGTCAAAATTCAATCCTCTTATACCAGAATTTGTGCCGGTTAATCCGTTAGTTCCTATAATCCCAACATTGTTTGTTTCGTACCAATATTGGTTGTATCCGGCAGTCATATACACTGTTCTGATTATATCTGTAGACCTAATTGTTCCATCAATCTCAGCACCACTACATTTTAAATATCCTGTTGGTGACATACTTGAGCCTTCCGACTTCCAGCTAATGCTTTTTGCTTGCATTCGGATAGAGTCTGCTTTCTGCTCGATGATGGATTCTACATCTTCTGAGGATACCTTTAATTTGATCTTGTCTTTGAGAACCTCGATATCAGCCATAGCCTTATTGGCAACTGTATCATCTGTGTACTTCGTTGCAAGCACCCAGTCAGAAGAATTATAATTTCCACTGGCTCTTGCGGTTTTGCAACGCATCAGATCACCTGTGCTTCCTTGCGTCCACAAGTCTCCAACATCGTAAGGTGGCTGCGGAGTTGATGTGAATACTCTTCTCTTTCCGTCTGCGGTATCCTGTGCCATTGATGCCTTTTGCATAGCAGACTCAATGTCAGCATCCTTAACTCTCACCCACTGGAAAGAAGTGTCAACTTTCATGTAGCGGTAGGTGAAACCTTTGCTCTCCCAGAAGAAGAGGTCACCTACATGCTTCTGTCTCTCAGATGCCGTAGTCCACTCGGATGCGGGATAGTTGGAATTGTTTGGAGCGTAATCGAAGTAGTACGTGTCTATCTTGCCATCAATCTGATTTTGAATATCTTCAACGGTTGGATCGTAAACATTCTGAATGAAATCATTTACTGTAGTATCATCTGTATAGTTGTTTTTCTTCTGCCAATCAGATTCAACATACTCTCCACTATCACGGCCTTTTACGCAAGTGAGTATATCTGTTCCTGTGAACCATACATCACCTACATTGTATGGTGGTACTGGCTGTGCTATATAGATAGAAGCCTTACCATCAATCTCATCAAACACGGAGTCAGGTACTGGCATTTCAATCCATATGCCACTACGATAGATATACTCATCACCTGTCTGCGAGTTCTTCCAAAGGTCTCCCTCATGTGCGAGTTTCTCTGTTTCCGAAATGGTCAAGATAGTGTTTCCATTGATGTCCAATATCTCATTTCCATCAATGTCGCAAAGTGCGCACTCTTCTTTTCCTGTCCAGTTCAGTGATGGATCCGTAGGCTGAAACCAAGTCTCTATCTTTTGATCTATCTGATTCTTGATATCCTCAAGGTCTGCCTTGTAAGTGTTCGCAATGAAGTTGTTGATTGCAGAATCATCCGTGTACTTTGTAGCCTTTGTCCAATCGGACGCAACATAAGAGCCACTCTGACGTGATGTCACGCATCGCATGAGGTCTCCGCTTGTGCCCTGTACCCACAGATCGTCCTTGTCATAAGGTGTATACGGAGTGACGCTAAATACACGCTTCTTCGTGATAGCAAGGTTCTTAGCTGCTTTTGCTTCTGCATCAATTAGTTTCGACCAAGCTGTACCATTCCAACGCTGTATAGTCTCTTCTTTTGAGTTGTACCACAAGTCACCAACGTGCTTCTGTTTCAGTTCCGTTGTAGTCCATTCCGCTGATGGATCAGTAGTTTGATTGTAAGTCTCAATCTTTCCATCAATCTGATTCTGCAAATCCTTATTGACAGTTTCAAGTTCTTTCCGGACTTCATTCGCCCTGGTATCATCGGTATACTTAGATGCTTTCTCCCAATCGGAAGTTTCATAAGCAGCTGAATTACTCTTGGATACACGGCATCTCATGATATCACCAGTTTCGCCTTGCACCCACAAATCACCGATGTCATAAGGTGGCTGTGGTGTCACTACAAAGACTCTTCGCTTATGATCTGCTGTGTCCTGTGCCTTTTCCGCTGCTGCAAGTGCTTTCGAGATATCCGTATCCTGTACAATCTGCCACTTCCACACAGCTCCATCTTGCAAGAATCGGTAGGAATATCCTGTGGACTTCCAGAAGAACAAATCACCTTCGTGCTCTTTCCTCTGTTCGTTTGTGGTCCAGTTCACAGCCGGTTCGTTCTGCAAGCTAGGTTCGTGGTCATAGAACCATGTTTCGATCTGTCCGTCAATCTGACTCTGTAATTCAGCAATCTTAGGATCATACACGGACTTGATAAAGCTATTCAATCCGCTATCATCGGTATACTTGGTCTTTTTCTGCCAATCGGACTTCACGCACTTTCCTGTATCTCTGCTTTCCACACAAGTGAGTATCTCCTGTGTGTCTGCGTCAAACCATAAGTCACCAACTCGATACGGTGGAACAGGCGTATTAATGAATACCTGTGCTTTTCCATCGATTTCGTCAAAGACTTCATCCGGAACTTGCATCTTCACCCAATGCCCGGACCGATAAATATACTCATCATTCGTAGACAGGTCTTTCCATAAGTCACCTTCGTGCTCTGACTTTAACTCTTCAAATAAGAGCGTTATTTCATTTCCATTAACATCAAGAATTGGATTTCCGTCTATGTCACACCAAGGTTTTTCAATGGTAATTCCCCAATTCACAGACGGATCACTATTTTGATACCATGTTTCAATCTTGTTCCGGACGGAGTTTTTAATCTCGTCCATATCTGTCTTGTAAATGTTAGTTACAAAATCATCTACAATACCATTGGAAATATCTTCCACAGACTTACCGGTGATGGATATTGACTCTGCATTGATAGTAACTCGTCCTGTCTCCGTATCAGCATAGAATGTAATGTTTCCATTCTTATCTTTTACAGTGAGAGAACCTGAGTTAATATAATCAGCATTAATGCCGATAGCATACAAGATTCTTGTAATAAGGTCTCCTGTTAGGAATAGTCCGTAAGGATACGTCTTACCGCCATCACTTGAGATACCGATAGCTTCAGATGTGACCTTAATTACGTTCTTGGACTCTTCTACTGTCGGCTTATCATGAATGTATGAGATTACGCTTCCGTCCGGCTGCACAACTTCTGTAGAATACATTCCAGAAGCACTCTCAAGCGTCTTGTTCAGATTATCGACAGCTGCTTCAAATTCTGTCTTGTTCTGCTTGATTTCCTTTTTGGCTTTCTCATACACTTTTGTAGCTTCGCTGTAATAAGTGCTCTTCTGCCGTTCCGGATCCTTGATTCCGCAAGAAAATGAACTGCTGCCAAGATAATTAAACTCAAGAGATGTGATAAATGTTGGATAAACTTTGTCTTTCCGGTCTACCACGCAAGCCTGATCCATGAATTCGATCGTTGGATCAGGGAAGAATTCTCCGCTAAAACCTCTCAGCTTAACTCCGATCAATACATCTCCAATCAGATTGATTGCATCATCTTCATGTCCTTCAATAAGAGGATTCGTGATTTCAAGTGCATAATCATCTGTACCTCTTATTAAGATTGTACTCTCGTTTTCTACTTTCTTTGTGGTCGCAATTCCAGTGATTACAACAGGATCTGTGCTAATGTCCGGATTTGACTGATAGTCCATCAAAATGCTATAGCCAACATCTTCCACTAAGTCATCCCTATTTGTAATCTTCGATATTGCAGAAAAGTCGTAACTCTTAATAACAAGTGTTCCGTTCTGAATCACAGCATTACCAACGGCAAGCATTGCGATATATCCGATTACTTCTCGGCAAGTCACTTTTTCCGGAGCCTGTTCAATCACAAAATCATCGTTCTTAAACTTCGGACTTCCAAGCGTGATGTTACATGTACTACACGCTTCTCTTAGAAGCTGTCCAGCTGTTGTTGGATAAGATAGCTTAGACGTGAAGTCTGCATCTGCTTTGTACATTGAATCATAACCTACAAGTTCTATCGTATCTCCAACCGCTATTGGCTCAAGTACTGTAAATGTACCCTCGTTCAATCTCTCGATTCTTGATTTCGTCAGCATAATCGTGTTGCCATTGACATCGAGAATTTCCTCACCTTTCACATCTCTCCATGCATCATAGCTTCTACTTTCGATGTCAACTTCAGTGAAGAGTGAAATCTGTGCATAGTAAAAATCATACTTGGAAAATCTCTCATCGATGTTATCAATGACAAGCGTAACGGACTTGGAGAGAGCGGATCCCAGTGGGAATCCATCTCCTCCGTCTTCTGTGTATCCATTACCGCTTATGAAGAAATCGTTATCCGAATCAAGTGTAAGATTTTTGCCATTTTTCAGTGTGATCGATGCATAAGCATAAAACGGACCGCCTGACTTTATGATGTTTTTAAATTCGTTGCTTACATTCTTCATAATCTACCTCTAGCTATTTAAGGTCAGCGAATATCTCTTTCGATATCCGGTGAAATCTATAACACTGGATTTTCCGATGTTACTTGAAAACTCAGCTCATCCAGTTTCTCTTCGCCTTCTACTAAACTGACACATGGAGCATTAAAGTTTGCTGCGTAAAACCTTTTGGTTTCCCATCTATTCTCATAAATGTTAAGATGGAAAAAGTCGAATCCGCTCTTTCCCATAACCTCTTTGAGAATTTTGCTTGCGTCACTTACCTTAATGTCACTCCATTTCAGCTCATAAGCTTCTATTGTGAAGAGAGGGGAGTTTTTCATATTTCCCCTCATGGTTCTTCCTGAGTTTTCTGTAGAGGTAGTAGCGAATGAAATTTGATATCCGTCCTCATCCACATCTGGTGGTGTGAATGAGCCGAATTTTAAATAGTTCTGTGCCATATTCTACCTCCTAAGCCATTTCAAACGGATTTCTTCCCGTCTGTGTTCTCATGTTCTTTCCTTCTTCAAGCACAGCCTTCGCAATCTGTCTACGGTTCAGATATACCGGCACTTCAATCTTGCGTGAGCTGTTACCAGTTTCTTCCCTTACAATCTTACGGATAAGGCTTTCAGGTGCTTCAATGTTGTTACCGCTTTTCTGGTCACCAAGTACCGCCATGAACTCTTTGTTTGGTGGGATAACAGCACCCTGTGCAAGGTAAGGGATATGTGGAGCACTCCATTTTGATATATGGAATCCGATAGATGATACTCCAGTTAATGATGTAACCCATGATGGAACTGATATGTTCATTTTGTTCAGTGCATTAGCAACGCCATTCTGCATGATCTGTGCAGCTCTAAGGAGTCCGTTCATCAATCCGATGATTCCGTTAATTGGAGATTTGATGATTGCTAACATGCCATTCCAAGCACCACCGAAGATATTCTTGATACCATCCCATGCCTGTTGCCAATCTCCTGATAAGACACCATTTACAAAATCAACGATTCCGCTAAATGCCTGTTTCACAGCTGCAACAATGTTCTGAATATTCGCAAGCCATGCATTCATGTAATCTCCAATTACACCAAAGTCTTTTACCCAATCCACCTTGAATACTCCGTCAAGCCATTTTGACAGCGGATCAAGTATTTGATTCTTGATGAAATTGAAGATAATATTAATGTTCTGCTTAAATCCTTCAACGTATAACAAGATTCCACTCAATGCTTTCGCCCAATCCCCAGTGAAAACTCCTGTTAAAAACTGGATGATTCCATCAAGCTGTTTGAGAACGCTATCTGCCATTCCAGTTACGCTGGCAACAATGGAAAGAAGCGTATCACCAATCCATGCCACTATAGGTGCAAGTACTGGAATCACGTTCTCTATCAACCACTGTATAAGAGGAATAAGTACGTTATTCCACAGCCAATTAAGTCCATCAATCAGCCTTCCAGTTTCGTCAATGATGTGGTCAATTGCATCGCCCACTGGTCCGTTTAAGACTTCATCGAACTTCTGCGCCCACTGATCAAGAATCGGTGCGATATACTGGTTATAGGTATCAAGAAGTGTTCCACCTATTTCTGATAAGCCACTTCCAACATCATTGATAAACGGTCCTATATGCTCATCATACAGTTCAGTCAGCTTATCTGCTAACTTCTGTACGAAGTCTTCTATAGATTGAGTAATCTCCTCTATTGGTTTCAGCGTGTTATTGATAGCTTCAATAATCTTATCTTTGTTCTCGATGATAGGTGTTGCAATCGCATCCATTACATCTTTTGCAAAGCTTGTGGCAAGTAGAATAATTTCTCCGAACGCTGTGGTAAATATGCCAATAATATTGCCAGTAATGTTCTGTGCTGTCTGTGATCCGAATGTCTGTTGGAAGATTTCTGCGATTGTTGCACTGAAATTTCCGACAATTGTCGCGATCTCAGATCCTAAGTCGAACATCTTGACAAGCCACTTTTTGATCCTTCCGGTGTTCTCAGCTAGATAGCTTTCGATACCGCCTACAATGTTCTCTGCTATCGTGAGTCCAATTGAAACGAACGAGCCTACGATTTTACCCATGTTGTAAATAAACAATCTGGCAAATCTCTTGGCTGCCTTCTGCACATCCTTATCTGTAAAGATGTCTTGGATATGCTCTCCGATAGACTTCAAATCTTTCTTGAGTTCTTCAAGTACCGGCTTATAATCTCCAAGTCCGTCCCAGAACCCATCTATAAAAATGTCTCTGATCTGTTTCAGCTTGTCGAGTACTGTATCAAGTAATGATGCAAACTTATTGTCGATAGGTACTTCTTCAAATAACGGTCCGGATCCAGCTCCTCCGCCACCACCACCTCCGGAACCACCAGAACCACTTCCGGAGTTCTGCTTATCCATTCGGTTGATATCATCAAGTGGTGATAAGTAATCTTCCGCAGCTTCCGCAGCTTCTTTTGTCCCGTCTGCTGCGTCTTTCGCACCGCTTGCCGTATCCTTAAGACTTCCGGCATAATCTTTCTGTACTGCGATTGCTTTCGTGTATGTGCTCTTTCCGGATAGGAATGAGAAGAACATACTTACATAGCTTGCAGCTGTTGCGAGCATATCAATGAACTTGCTTAAGATTGGTGCTACAACACTTAGAATTGGTGCAAATGCTGTTGCTAGGCTATTCTTGAGCGTTTCAAGACTGCTCCACAACATTGAAATGCTGTTATTTGTGCTACTTGAGTACTGTGCAAGGTTTGTGAAGCCTTCCTTGATAGCATTGATTGCAGCCGAGAACACTCTGAATGCTACGCTCATAAGCAATGACATCTTAATCATTCTTCCGATGCCGAATCTAGCACCATTTGCTGCATTGCCTGTCTTAGTTATAGACTTCGATGCTCTTTCACTCTCATTTGCAAGCTTTCTCTGTGCCGGTGCTGCACTCATTAGCTTTTGCTTATATTCGTCCACACTGCCTTTTACGGAATTGTACGAGGTATGCAGACGATTATTCATAGCAGCAAGCTTTCTCTCTTCTGCTTGTAATGTACGCATACTGGCTGCAGCTTCTTGCGTCTTAGAGCCAAGCGTAAATGCTCCGCCTGTGGCTTCCAATTCGGCAAGTTCTGCTCTTGCGTACTTGATCTCATTCTCTAGTTCCTCTATGTCATATTGCATCTTCTTGAAAGATGAGCTGTTCTTTCTACCGCCAGTAGCAAGGAATCTTTCCTGTGCGGATTCCAGTGAACTGAGTTTCTGTGTAGCTCTGTCAATCTGAGCCTGAATCTCTCTGTATTCCTCTGTTGGAATCTTCTGTTCACCATATTCAGCTATTTTCTTCTTAAGGTTTGAAACCTTCTGTTCCTGTGCAGCATATTCTTGATTCAGCTTGGAGAATGAGTCTGCTTGTTTGTTGAGTGCTGTTCTAGCTTTGGAACCCATATCCTCGACCGAGTTCGCCATTCTTCTGACAGCTGCTTCAACTTCTCTGCTTCCGGCTTTCATGCCGTCAGCGTTAATCTCTGTATCAATTATGATATAGCCGTCGGCTTGTGCCATTTCTAATCCTTTCCACCGCTAATTATCTGCGGTCAGCGAATATCTCTAACGATATCCGGTTATTTATTCAATCCGAAGAGTTCTCGGAGTTCAGCTTTCTCTTCGTCACTTCTCTCTGTACTCTTCTGATGCAAGTCTACGATAGACTTATTATTTTTGTAGTATTCCTGTTCCCACTTCTCTAACTTCTTACCTTTTCTCTTCTTGTCACGGATGCTGACTACTGTTGAAAATGTGCTTTCTCCAATCTCCATATAGAGTCCGAAGAATGTCCACCAGTGCATATAGTCTACAGAACGTACATCACCGTTATTGACCTTATTCACAGCAGGTATTATGATAGGTGCATCCTGTTCCCAGTCCATTATTCTAGGTCTAGGCTTGCCATCATTCTTGATACCGCAATCAATGAACTCACACGCTTTCTGACAGGCTTCTTGCCAGTCCTTTGGTGGCATGGAATCAAAGTCAACATAGAGGATTTTAAGCATTGTGAGTGCTTTCTCCTGTTGTTTCTCTTCTTCTGTCATGCCAGGTTCGAAGAGGTCCGGATCATTCATAGCAGAAAGAATATCCAATACTACTCTAAAATCGGAGCGTATCGAATATTCTTTTCCATTAACTTCTAATGATGTGGGAAGTTTCCACGGATCCATCAGTTGTGGTACTTCGCCACATACTTATTCATGCGACTCTGTACCTTCTTTGTACGGATGTTCATCTCACGCTCAATCACTTTTGCGATAGAGGACAGGACGTTCTCCATGTACAGTTCCCCATTTGCCAGTGGTGAGAATGCTCCGAGAATTGAGAAGAATGTCTCTTTCGCATCTTCTCCGACAAGGTAAGAGATTTTCTCCATGATGTCATCCTCTGCTTTTCTCATATCCGCATCGCTTGGATTCTCCGGCAGCTGATAGGAATTGTAGTACTCAACTACTTCCTCATACCTCTTCACGATGTTTGTGTCTGTAGGTCTGAACTCGAACTTGCCGAGAACCTTTCCTCTTTTGTTCTTAATCGTGTAGACCTTGCTACCATCATCTACTACAATCTTGTTTGCCATTGGTTTTGCTATTTTATTGCTCATTGTATCGTCCTTTCTCGCCTATTCTAAACCGAATACTTCTTTATGATCTTCATCGTATACCGAAAGTTCTTCAGTTCAAGCAGCTACGATTTCACCCTCTGCGAATACTGGCTTGCCTGATTTCAGAGATTCGGCTGTGACATAACCCTTTGTTCTCTCACCATCGTCTGTTACATCGAATGGAATATTAACACCAGTTGTATCTCCACCATAAGACTGTGGTTTAACCATTACTTCCTGTACATAAGCAAGATGCTTAGCTGCTGACGTATCCTCTACGATTACTTCAAGCATAAGAGTCTTGCATTTATCACCTTTCAGACGGTTAAACGCAATCTCTCTAATCTTCGGATACAGTTTGGACGCTGGATCTGCGTAGAATGGATCAGCTGACATGGAAGGTGCATATCCATTATCAGTTGTCACAGTTTTTCCAAGAATGGTCCTCTTCTGTTCCGTGTCTGGATTAAGCTCCACGGACATTTCCTCGATATCGTCACCGAGAACCGCCCACTCTGCTGTTGCCGGTGTCTTTTTAAACGATGCATCAAGATAATGCATCAACGCTTCACGCTCTAATTTCATCTTTGTTATCCTCCGTTATTTCTTGTAGAATATGTTTCTGTATTTCAATGAGATGCTGATTGCCCAATCTTGAACGTTACCATCACTCACATTATCTAAGTGAGCCGGTGTAAGCCTTATGATCTCCTCTATTTTTCTCTCTTCTGTAAGCACTGGATATTCTTCCAGCCTCTTCTGTTCTCCATTAATGACCACGGTCTGCTGTTCAAGCCACTTTCCAAGAGTGTCAAGGAATTCTTTGATACTGGCCTTAATCTTTGGAGAGTCGATTGAAGACCGGTAGATCACATAAAAAGGATAGTTGCACAACTGGTCTACTTTGCCAGTTACACTCTTCTTTTCCAGTGCAATCACCGCTCCTGTCACTGGATAGAAGGCAATACCGCCATCTTCATCTAGTGTGGAGAATCTTATCTTTTCGTCTTCCTCTAATCCTGGAAAACTATTGAGAAGAGAAACGAGTGCATCAGTTACAGCTTCGTAACCGTCTACATCGTACTTGACCGGTTTCTTACTTTCCTCCGGCACGTTTCTTCACTCCTTTCGCCCAAGACTTCACATATTGTTCCTTTGCAGCATCAAACCAATGGTCTGTTGCGCGTGGATGCGCTGTCTTGTCAAACACAAGGTCTCTGTCCGTGACCACTTTCTTTGCTCCGGCCCTTGCCCACGGTGAGCCTGTGACAGGATCTACCATAACTTTTCCTTCATAGAGGAATCTTCCGTAAGGTGGAGCACCGGCAATCACTTGACCGCTTCCTTGCATGGACCTGCTCATAATCGCAGACACGTTTCTCATGTTACCGTCACGAAACGGCATATACTTTTCCATGCCAGTGAACACTCGACCATCTAGCCAGTTCTGTGCTTCCTGGAACTGCTTTTCAAATCTGTTCAAGCTGACATTTACTTTGATGTCACCTTTTACGATTGAGAAACTAGGAAAATGAAATGTCTTGCTTGCCATATTACTTTCCTCCAATCTCAAAATGAGGAATCAGTGTGTAAGAACCTACGCTTGTGATCAGAAAGACATTATCCATCTTCTTATTCAGATAATCGTAGAATCCTTTGTTCGTGCGTGACGTATAGTCTTCATCGGCAATTACCGTTTCCGGATATTCGCCTTCCATGAAGATGTCACCTGTCGAGAATGTGATTGAACCCTCTTTGTTTTCCGCAGTTTTCCACACTTTCGGAGTGAGATAGGAAAGATTGCACACCACCCTTTCTCCCTCACGTACCTTAAACGGTACATGAAGATTAGCTGTATCAGCCGTATCCAAGCCAGTTTTGGCAATGTTGGCTGCCTTGTCCGTTATAAGTGTGACTCCAGATATAACATGAGGATACCAATATATGGCATCACTCTTGTCTGTGTATTTGTTGAATACAGTCACAGTCTTGTCATACATCGGTATCCCCTCCTAATAGAATTCTTTTCCACATTCTTTGCACTTCCACACATGGTGAGTCTTGTACTCATGGTCTCCGACCTCATCAAGGAAAGTTGAAGAATATGTTAATTTTTCGTGTCGGCATGTTAACCGCTTAAGCCATCTAAATACCAGCATAGAGTAGGCACACTCCTTTCTTATCCGCAACACCTTGCAGATATTCAGAAGCCACCTGTCTGATCAGCAAAGCTTCCACTTTCTTATCCATTGACGCTTGTGCATAGATGCTGTCTGCTGTTCCGCTAGTCCCAGTGACGAAACTAATGCTTTCAGCACCTGACGTAATGGATGCTACTTGTTTCTTGCTCACAGTACCGTCTTCATGCTTTACCACTCCGACCGTATCCATTGATGCTTTTCTGATTGAGTCAATCTGATGCAGTACTTCTGCGACCGCACAGACAGCCTTTTGAACCTTTGTGTTAGCTCTTTCGTCCTCCGGAAGTCCATCGGCTAATCTGTCAAAAGTGATGCTGTCCACACGTTCGCTTGCTCGCTCTGCATACTTAGGAAACTCTTCCTCTGTCACGGCATCTCCAAAATATTTAGTTGTATAGAACTGATAGTCTGTGTATGCCATGTGAATCTCCTTACTCAGCTTTTTTTCTTGTCTGCTGTTTCTTCTGTGGCTTATCTGCTACTTCTTCGTATTTGTTAGGATTGCTCTTCATACTGGAAATACTATCGGCATTGTCAGTAGAAAGATACAATCCTGTCTCTTTGTCCAAAAACTTCATCTTAATTAACCACCAATTTTCTTATTTTTGAAGATAAGATCCGGTGTAACAGATTTTGTTCCGAAGTGGTAGAACAGTTCGATTCCGTAAGCGTTTGACAGTGGAATCTTCTCTGCATTGTAAGGATCTGACATTACTGGCTGCGCGATTGCACCGTCAACCATTACGAGAGCCTTAACATCTGTTGGAAGATGCACACAAGAGTATGTCTTAACACCGTGGAAAGCATAGAACTCTTCGTCAGCTGCTCCAACACCAGGAACTGTTACCTTGTCAAGGTATGTTCTGATTTTTCCGTAGTAGTCCGGATCCAGTACCATGTGCATCATTAATCTTGGAACTCCGTCCACGTACTCATTCTTTGTTGTCTCACACTGCTGAATCATTTTCTCTGCAATCTCTTCAATTGCTGTGATTCCTGTCAGATCTACTTCTGTAGCATCTGTACCAGCTACTTCGAAGAACTTTGTATCAAGCTCTGCTGCCATTCTAAGCGCATGGTTTGCTGTTCTCTTAGCAATAAGTCCTTCAACTCCAAGAAGAGAAACATCTTTCTGCTCTACTTCTTCTACGATCTCTCTGTCCTGATCAATCGGAATTGTTACCGTTTTACCTTTAACACCGTCACCCTTTGCAGCTGTTCTAGCTGTTCCATAGTTCTTCGGTGTTGCGTTTGCAAATCTCTTTGCTTCTACTGTTCCGGCATGAGGATCACCAGAAAGCTCTGTGTTCTTCATTGCTCCGGAAATTGTAAGTTTCTGTACGTTCTCGATTACCTTTCCGTATTCCTCTGCAAGGAACATCTTTCCAGTTGGATCGAGAAGCATGTTTAATGACTGAATTCTTGTATCTGCCATGTTTGTATTCTCCTTTAACTTTTTAAGGTCAACGATTACCTCTGATTGATAACCGTTCTATCGCATGACTACCATACTGCCGGTGGTGCGTACACTGGAGTCTTACCGTCTCCTCCACCTTTGTTTGTAGGTGTTGTGAAGGTCGGCACTTTCGGAGCATCTGTCGGTGCAAATGCATCTTTCTGTGACTCTCTCAGCTCGTTCATGTAATCATCGAGTCCGAGGATTTTCTCACCTTCACGTTTCAGCCCTTTCTCTTTGATCATGCTGATAATTCCTGTTCGTGCAAAGTCAGAAGTGAATTTCTCACCTGCCAGTGCTTTGACCAGAGCATCATTGAAGTCTCTTTCTTCAATCTTTGCTGCATAATCTTTCTCGCTGTTCGCAAGTTTTGTCTGCCACTCTTTCTCTGCGGTCTCTGCTTTTGTTTTCCACTCATCACGTTCTTTTGTGATAGCATCAAAGTCTTTGCCCTCAAATCCTTCAAGTGTAGACTTGGCTGTGTCATACTGTGTTTGAATGTTGTCTCTTTCCTGTGTGACTGTATCAAGCTTTCTTCCCTGTTTCTCAAACTCGGCAAGAGTCTTGTAATTCTCATTCACACCGGTTTCGATTGTTTTCTTCTGCTCATCTGTAATCTCAAGACCAGCATCGGAAAGAATCTGAATAATGTTTTTCATGTTTCATATCCTCCTCAACGTATTTTATTAACCGTTTCGTCCACGGTAGGGATTCAGACAGATAAACCTCTGTCAGGGTAATCGTGGTTGAGGGAGTCGAACCCTCATAGCCATTACCACGCAAGAACAGATGCTATAGAAAGGCAGATTCACATCTGTCCCCAGCTCCCTTAGGAGCAAAGCCTACCGAGATGTGCGATATCTCTTAACAGGATTCCCCTAGTAGGCTATTTTCTAAAAAAGGAGGCGCAAAAATATGATATAATCTTCACCCAATATCCATTATGAATGTTTTTGATTACTTCGTTGTGCCCATCTTTAACTCTTTTTCGCACTTTCGTATCTTCTGGCAGCAGCTGCGCTCTTCATAGCTTGCTTTCTGTCCCACTGTGCGACTTTCAATCGTTCTGCATACTCTCTTAGGTCATTCTCTTCACAAAATGCACCGTACCGCTTGTTCTGAAGCTTCAGTGTGTGAGCCTTGCGGTCTAGCATATTCTGCAATTCAAACCTTGCCTTATCATCCTTACAGTTATCAACAGCTGTCTGCAAGTTCTGTATCTTCCGCTTGGTGTCACGGATCCTACGCTCCTGCGCTCTCTGTTTCTTCTGCAATTCCTCAACCTTATGGTTGTCAGCAAAGTTAATCTTCTTGTCATCATAAGGATTATTCACTCCGTCACCACTTCCAAAAGAGTGCCGGCAGTTCCATCCGCAGAGTCCTTCACCAGTTCCGAATCCTGTGGTCTTAACAAAGTCCGGGAATCTCTTATCCTTTCCAGTACGTGAGTAGAATCGTCCTTGCCACCACAAGTGATTACCTGGATTCATTCCACCGTTGCCGGTACGCGCTCCAAGATGCGCAGACACAAGTACTGTATCCCAGTTCATTTCTTCCATTCTCTTCATGGAGATGTCGGCAGCTGCTTGTCCCACTCCTGTCCTCACGATCATCATCGTTGCTGACTCGATGCTCATTCTGTACCCGGTAGGATAGTTCACTTTGAGTCCTACTTCTGTGATATTGTTAATTACATCTCTGACCGCTTGTGTGTACGATACAGAACCAGTAGATACAAGATGGTAGGCATTGTCCATCTGATTGATGAAAGCCCTCTGTGCATCCAGTGCTGTGGTCCGTGTGAAGTTGTTCCATTCTCCGGCAGTAGCAAGGTAATCTCTCTCGAGGATCCTGAGCATGGTTGGAGATTGCATCAGTGCTGTTGGAGTGAGTCCGGCTGCAATATACACAGCATCATCCCATTTCAACGAAGTGATACCAGCATCAATGAAAGCATCCTTGATTTCTTTCTGCTGTAACTTTGTCTTGTCCGCTATTTCCTTCTGGATATCCTCTAGCAGTTCACCAGACTCTTGAAGCACTTGTATCTGCCATCGGTCTGTCTGTGTCAGCAGATAGTCCTCACCTCTGCCGAGTCTCTTCATGATTCTCTCAATGATCATGTCCATAATATTGCGATGAAGGGACGAAGATATCTCCTCCGCCCCTTCTGTTATTCTTTGTAAGTATTCAGGTGTTAGCATTATTTCTCACCGCTTCGCTTATTCCTCTGTATGACAGGTGTTTGTCAGTTTCTTGTACACATCTTCATACAACTCCTGTTTGTCACCATTGTATGTATATTCAGCATAAATACCATTTCCACTGACCGTAGTAGATACAAGACATTTATAGTTCTGCAAAGTCTTACATGACCAAACGATAAATACATTACTTAAATCAATCGGTGTTGCTTGTCTGTGCTTCTGACACCATTCGACAAGTTTCTTTTTACATACACTCTGAAAGTGATCCATTCCTGTGATAATCATGATTAAGCCTCCTACTCTGCAAACACCCAATCTTCAGCAAGCATATCTGCCTGACTTGCGAGCCATCCCATCTGCACCCCTGATGTTCCGACAAATGCAATAGCCATGTTTCCGATAGCATCATGTTCACAGTTTACAATTTCTCCATCTGCTGTCTTATAAGAAATACCAGTAGCAAGCTGAATGTACTGCTTCTTACCATTCCAACCTTTACGTGCCACCTTGCGCCCTTTTTTCAGATATGCGATAGCGTCACCAAATGAAAATACTGCTCTGTCACAGACTATCGGACAATTTTCTTCGTTTGCAATCATCCAGTCCTCTCTTAGCATATCATCAAAAAATCTCCCGACTCTCTCGTCTTTAATATCAGTTTCATATTCTTCGCATCCAATGAGCAACGGCTTACTATGCGTCATAACCGTCTCTTTTTCCTCATCCCAGTACCAATAATAAGATAACCAACCAGGAAGTCTCACCTTTGCTCCACGTTTCATTGCTTTTAATGCTTCTTTAAATGTCATCGTTCATTTCTCCTTTCATTTCATCATTGGAACCATACACGTTTCTTCTATTCTTCCATATTTCCGTTCTAGCTCAAGTTCGTATTTTTCAATTTCATAATCGATATTTCCAATTACGTTGTTCCTTTTCTTGTATTCACTAATAACGTGCTCTACGAAATAATTAAATTCTTTTCGATTCTGCTTTTCCGCATTATCGTACAGTTCATCACCACAAAGCGGTAAGCAGTTTTCTCCGGTTACTACGGATGGTAGTGAGACTCCATATGTCTCTTCCGGCAAGTATCTTTCCTCATGCTTAGCAATTATATGTTTCGTCTTAGATACTCCAATTGGTAATACAGTAAAGTATGTCGCACAACTGCCTAGAATCCTTATCCGAAATACCACATACTGCGTAATCGAAGTGATTATTGTTCTTTTTTCTTCCTTGTAACGTGGGAATATCGGCATTGTAAACATCTTACAGTCTCCTTCCTTTCCTATCTCCTTTCTTTCTGCTTCTACAATGCACCTACACTCTTAAATGCTTCCTCTATCTTTGGATACTGGATAGCAAACCAGTCCACTATTGTTTCCTCGTGTCCAAACTGTTTGTAATGTTCAAAGTTCGGTCCTAATCCCCTTTCGTAAAGAAAAGCATGTATGATTTCGTGACGCAACTGCTTCTTCATCAAACAGTCGAAATCACCTAACTTGTTCACGTTATCAGTTCTCAATTTGATGATTTTAGATGTATAGTCGCAGTATCCGTCATATTCTGCATCTTTCATCTCTTCACGGATAATTTTATATTCAGTTCCTAATACGTTTACTTTTTCCATTGCTACTCCTCTCTTAAAAACGAAATAGGAGGGTTCGAACCTCCATCTCCAGCTCTTGCGCTGGCACTTTGCCAGTTAAGCTACATTTCATTAGCAGGTGGACAGTAATCAAACCACCTCTGCTACGGTTCTTTATACAGTACGAAGAAAATAATAGTAAACATTGTAATAACACTGTGACTATCGTGCAAAAATGTGAATATTAAATCCTTGACGGAACTCCGCAGCTAAAATCCGTCTGTTACATAAATTTCAAACATAATTAGGTCTTCACCTTATTCAATCATGGTAAAAGTCATCTTCTGCCACTGTTATGATAGGTCTGAGCTTTCGAGAGCGACTCTTGGCTTCCTACCACTGTCTAAGCACACATGGGATTGATACCCACAAATTTCACGGTTCTTTCAGAATATCATAGTTGCATCTTACACCTATTCGCTTTATTTTCATCAACTTGCCATACCGCTACTTTAACGAATTTCTTGTGTTATACTCCGATTTCTCAGATTCAAGGCAAATCAGCTTATTGAGAATTTCCAGTTAGTCCGTAGTCTCTCACACCACTCACATCACTGGATTATTTCTGCACCGCAGACGTCTATTAATCACTGACCACAAGGATTCTGCATTTAACTTCTCTATGATGATACACTGCAAGGCATTGTTGATGGTTTCCATCTCCATCACCAGAATCACTCCCAGTGGAAAGAATCAGCTTATCCAATATCTCGAACAATCCTATCTCGTTACCATTGCATCTCGGCATGACTGAAAAATCACTCTTCACCGAGGTAATCATATTTGAAAATAGCCGTATAAGGAGTCGAACCTTAATCTTTCACTTGGGTAGGGGTAGAATGAACGCTTTACCGTTAAGCTATACGGCTTCCAACTACACTGTAGTAAGGAAAAATTTGTTATGAAAAAGATTTTTCTCCGAGTTCCGGAGAAAGCTACCGTTCGGATTCGAACCGAAAACCTGTTGATTAAAAGTCAACCGCTCTACCATTTGAGCTGTGATAGCTTAAGCATCGAGCGTGAACCAAGAAAAAACGCTCGATGCTATATTATTTTAGGTTCCCGGGGAGATGACAAGAAACCGGGAATAGGCCTGTCCCGGTTATGCTCCGAGTCTGTGTCCTACTAAGGAACAAGCCTTAACCGCCGTCTGACGGTTAGTAGCAATATTTATAGTGCTGTACATTGCACTGTGGGGGAGTGTAAGGCAAAGGGAATTGCCTTGATATTATAGTATCAGAGTACAAGAAAAACCTTGTACCCATAATTTACTCATCTGTGAACTTATCGAAAAGTGTTTCGCCTTTTTCACTGGCTTCTTCGACCATAGCTTTCGCATCAGCTTCAACCATTCCTTCGAATTTCACGAAGTATCTCCATGCCGGTACTTTTCCTTGCACCACATAGTTCCACCAACGTGCACGATCATCTTCAAGGTTGTACACAAGGTCTTCAAACTCACAAGCTGTCTGATATCCGGAAGCCGGAATTGTTCCATTCGCTGTTCCTGTAGCGTAGAGAATATACAAGATTCTATGGATAACTCCATCATGATTCTTTCCATCTAAGATTGTACGGAAGGACTGGATCGTGTGCAGTGTTCTTCTATCGTCTGATTCCACTTGCGTCGCTGTCTGGATTCCTCTAGCTTCGTCGAATGAGAAGTAACCATTTGAGAATCCACACTTGTATCCGATGATAGACAGATAGAAGTTGATGGCAGCAGTTCTTTCAGCTACCAGTATTGTCGGTACATGTTCTTGAATCGTACCGTCTGCATCCACTCCCATTTCAAGTCTTTGCATGAATCGAGGGAGCTTGATTCCGTTCTGATTAGCATACTGGATTGCTGACTGTGATACAAAGGTAACATGCTGGCTGTCTTCCTGTTCATCGCCCATCTTATTGAGTGCAATATCAAGCCATCTCAACTCTTCGGTACATTCAGCGAATACCGGTACAGTAAGAGGAGACTCCTTGTCGATTGCATTCGCATAAGGATTTCTCCAGTATACGAATAATGGATATTCCAATCCTCTTACTTCCACTTCCGGAAGTATGTCTTTCCACTCATCTACTTTTTCCAATGAGATTTCCGAGCCGATACGGTTCTTATCTTCACTCTTGAATGCTTTTGATGAAATCTTATAGACTCTTTCCCCATTCACATCCTCAAATCTGTGATATTCTGCTTTTGTGTAGTACCTGTTTCCCTTTTTGATGTACGAGAAGAACACTGCTGCAAGTACATCACCGTTGGTATTGGTGTCTGTGATGATGAAGTAGTCCGGATCCAGGAACTCAATTCCTTGTCCGTCTGACTTAATCATCATTCCGCAAGTAGAACAGCTCTCTTCCTGTTTCTCCTGTAACGCGTTCAACACTTCATCAAATTTCTTCTTGAGCGCATCGTTACCATCAATCTCAACATTGACATTGAACAGTGTAAGATTGGCAATCTCCCGGCAAATGACATTAGAGAACCTTGTCGGTTTGATTGTTTTATCCATGCACCAAGTAGGCAATCCTGACCTCATACCCTTATACAAATCTAAGGCAGTCTGCATTTCAGAAGAGCGACTAACCTCAATTCTAAATATATCTCTTACTTCGTTTACTCCAAACATTCTGTTAAATACCGCCTTAATTTTTTGTATTAGTCTCATTGTTCCACACCTATTCAAACATTTTTTTGTTCTTTTCCACCCACTCTTTGTAAGACTTGCTTATTCCTTTTCCGGCAACGTGTGCAATGTAATAAAATTCTCTTACAGATTGCGGACCATTTTTATTAAATTCATAGCATTTCGAAAGTGCTCGATTCTTTGACATAAAGGTGAAAGGTAGCGGAAGTGCCTTGTTCACATCCTGTATAACAAAGCCTAGATCTGTTTCTCTAACGTAATACCTTGCTTTAATCAATATTTCCACCTCAATCTTCTACGCAAGAATGTGTAGACATAATATCTTGTATCGTCCATCGCATGGTCATTCTCTTTGGTAACCGTATCATTGTTCTTTTTCTCATCCCAACAATATAATCCAAACTCATTGATACAGCTTGTACAATCCTTATATATCTTTAGGAGTCCTTTATTCAGCATCGTTGTGACTACTCGGATTCCGTCCAGTACATCATTGTCGGCTTTCTTCACGGTGTATTCTCCGTACTTCTTGATTACCTCAATGAACGATGCAGCAGATGGATCTATGATGATACACGATACCTTTCTGTCTCCGATCAGTTCTTTCAGCATCTTGTAATAGGCTTCATCATCTACACGCTTGCCGGCTTCTCTACTGTTGTAATACAATTCTGCTTCACGCTGTGAGTTATTCCCATCGAATGCCCACAGACCGGCTGAGAATGGATTAACCGTACCGTAGTCGATTGACACGATATATTCCAGTGCACCACTCATGTGTTCATCAGTGACATGCTTTTCTTCATCGAACATGGAATAGACAAGTCCTTCAGCCACACACCACAGTCCTAAGATATACCGCTTAAAGAAGACACCTACATACATGCTCCGGTATCTTTCCTTAATCTGCTCAGACAGTGAGAGGTTATCGTCCATCGTGAAATGCAAATAGATGATGTGCTTCTCAGCACACTTGTCTATCCAGTTGACCTTAAACCAGTGCCGAGGGTTGTCCGGGTTGCAGTTGAACCAGAACTTAGAACCGGTAACGGAGCATCGTCCTGTTGCCTGGTTGACGAATGACTCTGGCATCAGAGCAACCTCATCGAAGAACATACCGGCAAGAGTAATACCCTGAATCAAGTCCTGTGACCTTTCATCCTTGCCACCGAAGATGTAGAAGAAGTTCTGTGTATCTCCCTTGCTTACCACAATCAGATTGTCTGATCTATGGTCCACAACTTGATATCCTCGGCTTTTCAGCATCAATTTCAACCAAAACAATACGTTTCTTCGGAATGATCCGATTGTCTTTCCAGCCATACCGAAATTCTGTTGGTTGAAGCTTTCCATTGCCCACAGCACGTAGGACAGTGACATGCACAGTGTCTTACCACTTCGGATTGCTCCGTCTGCTATGATTCCATCTTTATCCTTGACCGGACTGCTCGGACACCACCATGTCAGCACCTGTTTCTGCTTTCGTGAAAAAGGCTTGAACTCAAATCCTTGTTTCTTAGCTTTCTCTTTCATAGCAGCAGCACGTTTCACGATTCCTTGCCGGACGGAAGCTAATCTTTCCTCAAAGTTATTCATCATCTGTCCACACCTCACTCGCTGTGGAATTCAGTGCATCCATGAAGTTGTCTTTTGCATCTTCATCAGATCCATTGTCTTTGAACTGTGCTTCCAGTTTTGCAAGCTCAAGGTTCATCTTCCTATCGTCAACGTTACGTTTCAGAAGTTCCTGTGCTGCTTTGGTTCGTTCAGACAATGATGCATCTAGGTCGAACTGATCTTTGATTTTTCCTCGCATGACATCAGTTAGATACTTCATGATTTCCTCAATATCTGCTATGTCTTTACTTGCGATTTGCTCCTGTCTAGCGTTGATATAGTCCAAAATATGAGGAACTTTGAGGTTATCAGCTCCAGTTCTATATGCTGTCTTTTCACTATATCCGGCATTCTTTGCTGCCTGTGTTGCGTTCCCAAGTTTCAGGTACTCATCACAGAACTTTTTCTGCTTAGGTGTTAGCTTATCCTTAGGCACATTTAACCACCACCCTTTTCTTTACTGTCTCTTTTCTCCCTGTGTTCCATTTGACACTTAATCATCTGTAGTACATTCGTCCTCTCTGTATGTATCCCATGTCCTTGACGGAATAGTTCACACTGCAAGATGCTCCCACAGTGCGTGCATTCATCTGTTATTTCTCTATTAGCAATCCTCAAGACCTCACCTCATCCCATATATCTTTCAGACAATTCACTATCTCAAGCTGTGATGTTGTTCTGATCAGTTCCAGATCTTTCTCTTTCCATTCTCCATGCCTGTCTCTTCCTAGTGCCGGAGTAGATAATATATAGATGTTAATGAGTCTGTTCTGTTCAGCTGAATAGAATTGCCTTTGGCTGTACTTGATGATTAAGCCTGTCTGTAATATTGCTCTTTGTAGCTTCTTGGATATCCCATTGAGATTCACCTTTCTATCCCTCCCAATCAAAAAAAGATTCCACATGATACAATGTCTCTTATATCATTGTACCTAAACGAAATCTTTTTGTTGTACCCATAATTAATTATTTCTTTCCGCTTCCGTTCCACCATGCAAAGAAATTCTCTGTCCGTCTCTTTCTAGCTCTATCATAAGTGGTGGTGGTTCTGTTTGGATCATAATACGCATCTGTATTTCCTTTTTCAGGTGGTTTGGAATATTCATGCATCTTGTCCGCAATCTTTTTTTTGCTGTTAGCATATTTTTATATTCTCTTGCGAGTTTCTGATTTTTGTACAATGCATCTGCGCTTCCAAGTTTTACAATCTGCCTTTTTAACTCATTTACACGGTCAGTATAATAATGATCAACACGTGTAGCTTCTTTCATTCCGTCAATCTTATTGATAAAGTCAAGCTGACCACTCTGTGCAGCTCTTTCAAGTTTACTGTCTTTCTTTACCGTTCCACTTCCTCGTAACGCATCACTTTTCTTTGCTGCATTATAAAATATTTTTGCACCCATTTTGGAGACTGGTTCGCCCCCAATGGAACTCACGCTTCCTCTGCCACCCATTTAATCACTTCTTCTTTCTTCTTCTCAAAATTTGATTTATTATCTTTATTTTATGATCTGCATCAGCAAAGTCGGCAACTTGCGAAGAACTTTTACTCGCTGCAATTCTTGCAAACTTCTGATACGCATCATTCGATTTGTTCTTTAATTCGGACTTTTCTTTCTCTAATTCAGATGTTTTCTTTTTTGAATATTTTGCCACTTCTTCACTATAAGATGATCTATACGTTCCACCTATACTATTTGCTCCTGTCTCTCCTTTGTGTGACTTTCCGTTTACATCTGTGTATTCATAATATTTTGCTCCAAGTCGAAGACCGCTTATCTTTGCATCGTTGTGCTGTGCATTATCTTCTATTTTTCTTTCTTGTTTCTTTGTAAGGAGTGGCCCACCGATTCCACTACTTGATCCTCTACCGCCCATTTTTCTTCCTTTCCGTCAGTGATTCTCCAAACGATTTAATCTTTACTATGTTGCCCTGGCACTCATCCGGAATCATTCCGTAAAAGATGATTGTTTCCGGCTGAAGCCTTGACATCATTTCATTGTATCCATCAAGAAAGAGTTTCTTTCTCTCTTTGCTGTTCATCACACCAACACTGGATACCGCAACAACTCCGCCCACCGGCTCTCCGTCAAAGCACCAAGAGAATGATTCTTTATCACTCCAACTGATTGTAGGTATCACATCAATCCCGTTCATCTGCATATAAGCACCAATCCAGTGCTTTCTAAAATGGTTATACAACTGTAATGCTTTAGGGAAATCTGTATACGTGCTAAAGTCCGGACTCATTACACACTTGAAGTCCTGTAACATGTTGATGTAAGTATCTGGCTGCGTCCATAATCTGTTAAACTGGTAATCGTCAATAAAGAAATGGATTCCATGATCTGCTCTATCCTTACAGCTTTTCGCATAGTTGAATGATAGGAATTCGCATGGATTGTATGATGTAGATTCTATCTGTGGAATTCCATATTCGCCAACACCATCAAACAGCATCTTCTGTTGATTCTCGTAGTTCTGTGTACTTCTATACATAGAAAAATCCTCACACATTCTATAGTCTATATGACTATTGTAACTGTGTGAGGATTTTGTGTTGTACCCATCTTACAAATTAATATCTTCTTGTTCCATGTTCCAATCTTTAAGTTCTATACATAACTTATACGGACCACCATCTTTGGTTGCCAATACCTCATTCATAATAAGTTGATATGTATACCTGTTCCCATATAAGTCCTGAAATCTCAATTCTGCTTTTTTCTCCCCTACATAACGCTTCGCTGCAATGCTCTCATCCTCTACATTTATTCCAGACGCAATGTCAATAAATTCATAATCCCCCTCTTCTATCGCTTCACTTATAATCCAGCCACGTTTTTTTCCTTCTATATTCATCTTAACTTTTAATGCCGGCCCTCGTCCAATATTTTTTATTTGCAACACATAATCGTTGTCTGAATAAACCTTTTCATGTTCTAACAATATTAAATTGCATCCTTTTTTCGCTGCATCTTCACTATTTTCAAATTCTGTTTTGTGAACTTTTTTAATAACAAAATAGGGTTTTACTACTTCGCGTCTGTTGAGTTCAACCTGATCTTTCAATTCTTGTTTCTGAATCTCATAATCTTTTCTATCTTTTTCTTGCTGTAATTGAAATGTCCATTTAACTCCAAGTACAGTTGCTACTGCTCCCATCCCACTGCCTATATAACTTCCAAAAAATCCCAACCAGCTTGCTTTATTTATTGCGCTCGGGAAACCATTTTCAGCTACAACCCAAGATACAATCAATCCTACAATAAATATCAATCCTATTATGCATGGCATCAACCAATTTTTCTTTTTCATAATCGCTTACAATATAAGCATGATGTAACATTACGTAATGATACACCATGCTTTTCCTCCTTAGATTTATTATACTAATATAAAAGTAATTTGTAACTTTTTCAACTATTTACAATATACTTCTTCCAAGTAATGTCATTAATCTGTTGTACTCTTCAATCACCTTTCGTCTGTATCCTTGAAAGTCTTTCCGCTGCATAGGGATGTATTCTCTCTTGCAGATATTATCGTATCCAAGTCCTGTTGTCAGATTGATGAAGAGGAACTTTGCTATCTCCGGCTTTACGTTCTGGCAGCTTTGAAGAAGAAGGATTTGCTCATATCCAGTGGCTTTCCGGCAGTAGTCAATTATCTTCTTCCCTTGCTCATGAGTGATGCCGTAATCACTCAGATAAGTTTCTCTCACGCTCAATGGTATCCACCTCCCACGCATGCTTTTATATCTATCCCAACTCTTGTCAGTCATTCATTCGGATCTTCTTGCAAATAATCACCTTGTATCCTTATCAGCTTCCTTGCCTGATATGCCGGACGGTTAAACTCTTCGCTTGCTTTCTTGTCTACCGGTCTTTCTGCCATTCCACCATAATGCTGTTGCAGATTCGCCTTGATCTCTGCCGGGCATCTTCTTGTCTCTGTACTTCTTTTCACTGTTCATCACTCCAATCCAATCTCTGACCGCAACCGCTACAATATTTTCCATAAGGCTTGTCTATTCCTCTAACTGAAACCCTATCCTAATCTTCTCCACTTACAATGTCTTGTGTACATCCAAATCACTTGTCCTCTTTCTCCGTCTTCTGTTGCTCCATGCACATTCCGGGAAATTATTCTTCCTCGGTCTGTATCTTCCGAAAACTCCATGATGCCACACGCTGATTTCTCTATCATCCATCATAATCTTCTCCTAAAACCACGCCCAAAGAAACGCAAGCGCAATCACAATTGCATGAAAGCATTTCCATAATACCCACGCAAGTTCACTTTTTTCGTTCCGGCGATTATTAATCAGATATATCCATATTGCACTATAACCGATTATTCCAAACACAATGCTTGCGATTCTCAAGCCTAGCTTAATCTGTTCCATGCACATTCTCCTCTTCTAACAGTTCAGGATTGTCAATTTCTCTATTCATAATTTTTAACTACCTCCAACTTTTACACCCAAAATTCCATGTGCAGATATTTTCCCGGATACTCTGTTTCCCAGTAATAATGACCGTGATAATCATCTTCGCAGCATCCAGTCCATTGTTCGCACCATTCTCTGCATCCGTTATCCCCTTGCTCATCACCAGTGTGATGATTTGTAATATCCGCACAGTCTGAACACATTCCATCCATATCAAGATTTTCTTTGCACCATGTTTCTATTTCTTTATTGAGTTTATTTCTTTTCTCAATTTTATTTACTATTTTTTTTGGAATTTTCTTCATATTCCTCAACCACTTCCAGCTTCTTCAAGTCCTCGATTAACCATATCTCTTCATTACCTTCCCATTTGACCATTGGAAAGTCTACATCAAAACGGCGATTTAAACTAAACCAATTAGTAAGACCGTCTTTATATGTAAATAAAGTACCATCTTTATCTCTTACGATGTATTTGAATTCTTCTTTAAGATACTCCAAAAACGCTCTGTCCCTCTTGCTTATCACTATCACTGGCTTTTCTATGTATTCGGATTCTGCCCATTTTTTTAATGCTCCACAACACGTGTCATCATTATATATACCACCTTTATACAACGCACAGCAATCACATTTGATAATATTGCAATTGATTGGATTCCCGGTAGCTTTAGATACTGCAATATTAGGTTCATTACACGCAAGCTCCGCAAGCTCTCTTGCATATTTTTCTTTATTTCTCATCTCTTTCACCTCGTTTCACAATGTCGATAGCGTTATCAATGGCGTTTGCGATATTCATATAAGCATAATCATTATCTGTATCACCAGTGTTTGCTACGGTTAGGTAATAACGCATTTTCAAATTTCTAAGCTCTCTTACAACTTTCTCCACATCAAACGCTGTCGGTTGTTCCTCTACTGCTTTCATGCACTCTTGTATTGTCTCGTAGATTTCTTTCTGACACTTACTGTCATTGTATCCGAACGGAGCTTCTTGCAGAGCATAATCATTCAAGTGGAGTATCAGCTTATCCGCATCAATTAATCTGCTCATAATCATTCTCCTTTGTACGGCTTCGGTAGTGGCATCCAGGCAACAATTGATTTTGTCGTATGTTCATAGATTCCTTGAAAGTTTCCATTTTCCCAATATCTCATTTCTGTTACTATTCCGCTGTAAAAACATACAATTACATCCGTGTTATCCTCCGGCAACCTCTCACTCACTGGAATCCACTTCTGACTTTGCAGCGCAATAGCAATTTTCGCAAGTTCGATAGCGTCAATCCATTCTCCACATTTTTCTTTTTCCTCAAACTCAGCTAACTTCTCAATAGCTTCTGACAGCTTGTTCTTGTCTTTAATTACTGCTTTTCCACAGTGGTATGTTGTTAATCTCTCTTTCATTCCCTCACCTCTTCCAGCAAGCCATTCACAACCAATTCACACTCAATCTCGGTTGCTGTTCGCTTGTCGCTGAATTTACAGTTTGGATTCTTGTGGATCCTTGCATCTTTGATCGGCCACTCAGTTTCAGTAAAATGCTTACTGTCCACAAACATCACTCTGTGTCCGTTCTTCACGCAGAGATAGTAACTCTCTGCGCTTTTCGGAAGTCCTCGGCAAGGCTTGAATCCGAATCTCACAAACTCACTTGCCTTTACTACTGGTTTTAGTCTCATTTTTTTCTTCCTCTGTGATACTTCACTTTATTGTTTTTGATTGCATCCCATACAATCTTTTTAAATTCTTCATCTGTAATCGCTATTACTTTCCCATGTTCCAATCTTCTTTCTTCAACAAGATATATAGCGTTGCTCACCTTGTCCAAATCAAGTATTGCGATATCTTCAGGATGCATAAATAAAATGTGTTTATTTGACAGCTCTATTTTTAGCATGGCTTCTTCAAGCGCTCTTATAAAGTCTTTACCATTCATCTTCGCTATCCTTTCCAACTAAACAGTTATAACTGCCGGATTTACAACGCCGTTACCGTCATATCCATAATCTTTGTTGTGCCATTTTCTTAGACATTCTCCGTATTCCCAGTATTGAGAAAGAATACTGACAGCTGCTCCGTACATAAATCCTGTAATTCCTTCTTTATCCGCTTCATAGCTCAGCTGCTTTGCATTATCAACAATAACTTTCATTTCGTCTTCTTCCGATGCTTTTATCTTCTCTTCCATCATTCCAGCCCATCTTTCAGCATATGTAAAACACGCTCTACCGTATGGATCACTGTTTTTTTCATACCAGTCTTTATATTCCTGTTCTTTACCTTTTACAATTTTCATCTTCACCGCTCCAATCTAGTTTGCAACCACATGCGCTACAATAGTTAACACTTTGATGCTCTGCATCTGTCACTGTCTCTGCTCCACATTGTGTGCACTTATACTGAATGTAATTGAAAAAATTAGGATATCTCCTAAGTATAATCGGTTTACATACACATCTGTGCTCATCCATCACGGAAGCCTTAACTTCCGCAATGATTTCTTGTTTCTCCTGTTCTGTCATGCCTGCACCTCTCAATCATCAAATTTCAATTCGTCTGCCGCTTCCGGCGGTTCTTCTTTTCTCTTCCATTCGTCAAGGTCAAGTAACTGTCCACATTTACTGCAATAGTTGAAGTCATTTGACACATGGAAGCAATAGCCATCTTCCCGGTCTTTCTTCATGTCCTTGTCGTATGCCGAAAACAAATGCTTTCCGCATACCGGGCAATAATAGCTGTTAAGATACCCCAGTTGCCCCGGCAATGTTGGGTATTCGCTTTTCTGGTACTTTGGTTTTCTTGCTTTCCTTGCTGCCACGCTTTATCCCTCCGTTGCTGCCTTTATCAATCTTTGCTGTATTGTTTCAAAATCCCACCATATCGAAAAGGCTTATCTTCCAGTGTATTCTTCCCTTTCATGTGATTTCTCCTTTTCTTCATCAGTCCTCATAATTCATTACAATTGTAATTACTTTTACCAGTACTTTCTGAAGCTGGTCATAAATGTGATGATCGTCACTGCCGAAGTGAGAATACAGCTTTGCATCTTTATTTCCTCTGTCATAGCATTCGCTCATGAATTCAAAACAGTACACATCATCTTCCTGTATGATTTCTCCGTTTTCTCTCCACTCATAAAGGATACGTCCCTCGACCATTTCATTTACGGCATCTTCAGAATCTTTGCCATTATTCAGATACCATACACAACGATCAATATATCCAAGCTTGTCGCAATACCTATATTCTTTTGCGGTTTCCTCTGTATAATCTCTGAAAGATTCTTTTATCTGCTCTTCAAAATCTTCCGGAAGGTCGAAAATATCTACTTCAATACCTCTCGGCAATTTAACCATATAACTTCTCATAATTCGGTTTTTCTCCCATCCATCTATTCCGTTTTATCTTCAAGTGCCATCTCACTAAACCTCTTCAAAACATCAGGGATATTCATTCTCTCGATCGTTTCTTTCGCAAGATTTTCTTTTAATTTCTGTTCCAGTGACTTCACAAGACTTTCTTCCACTTCTCTTTTTGCAGTAGCAATCATATTTTCTACTTTTGCACCAAGTTCTTTTTCAAGATATTGCCGTGTGAGTAGTTCAGCCATAGATAATTCTCGCTCACTCGAATAGGTGGTAGTATTTCCGTATTTGTCATACCTTTTTTCCTTAGAAAATGCTTCAAATCTCTTTCCAACATATTCAGACAATGGAATGTATTTTACATCACTACTCCATGAACCTGTTCTTGTCGGCATCATGATATTTGCAATCTTTTCTTCTGATACGGTCTTAACAAATTTGTCTACAGTATCTTGAATCGTTCCTTCTGCTTCGAGAATCTTATCTGCAATAGCTTTATCCACTCTCTGTACAGCTTCATCTGTTGCTTTCCTAAGAAGTGCATCCTTGACACCTCTTACAACCTGTTCTTTGATTTCTTCATCAATAGTGTATCCGTTTTCCTCGTCTACCCAGTCCAGTTCCACTTCAATAATAAATTTAGCCATTATGTTTCGTTCCTTTCTCCTTAAAAATGCGTAAAAAAATACCAACCACCGAATATTGATGGTTGGTAAATTCTAAATAATTTCTGCTTTGTGTAGAAAAGAATTGGAATTTTTTATATAGCATTCCTTTCTGGCTTTGAAAGAAATTTTACCTACTTTCTGATAAGATGTGCAACTTATATTTACAGTCAATTTCGTTTTTACGTTTTCACATATAGCATCTATATCAAAGCCTATACATAATTGTTCTGCTGTTTTTAATATATTCTCAGCTTTCTCATCTTGCAAATCAAAATTTATTATTAAGTGTTCTTTATCTTCATATTGAAAATTAACATTTTTTTCTTTTTCGTATTCTTTATAAAATTGTTTTTCTTTTTCTCTCGGATGCTCAATATCATATATGGACAAATGTTTTATTTTCAATTTTGAAATCATAACATTTGATAACAATTTTAATTCCATTTCAATAAAAATGTCATCAACTTCTCGTGTACCAGGATTTAGAAAATCAATCTTTACTTTTTGTTCATTATTTACAACAAACATGGCTTTATTGTTTGAAATTTGTGTTCTATCATTTTGTCGTTTATTTGACAGATACACTGTCATACTCAACATGAATGTCACACAAAATGTTAATACAGTTCCTATATACGCCAACATATTTCCTGCTGGAATAGTTACTTGAGACCACCATGACTCTGTAGGAATTATATAAACAAAATGAATAATCGCAGTAGGCACTACTATCAATCCCAAAAACACGCATATAAAAAATATTATCGGATGTTCATTAAAAAATCGTATTATCTTTTCTAACATAATTTCTGCATCTCCTGTAAATGATACAGAAATTATACCATCCCAACCATCAATATTCAATTGTCAAGGTGCTGTTAGCTGCTATTTTTAGCTGCTACCCTATTTCTCTTTGTACTTTTCCAAAATCTTCATCATTGCTTTCATGTGTCTAGCTACTTCCGGCAGATCTTCATCACTGATTTTCCCAATGCAATCTTTTCTTTTCAATTCAGTTAACTCAAATATTCCGTCCTGAATATATCTAAATGTCTTAGCAAGAAAAGTTTCTCTCGCAGCTTCACTATCACACTCATAAAATACTTCTCTTTTGTCATGTTCTCCAAACATATCCGTAAAGAATTTGGTTCGCTTTGGAGTGATTCTTGTAATTTTTGCCGGAAAAATCAGTTCGTGCCGGAATGATAAACCCCATCCGTAGCTCACTTCTCTTGCAATACCTACCACATCTCCGACTTTCAATGTGTCTTTGTCTATCTCTTTTAATTCAATATTCATTCTTCTCACCTACACTTATTCATCCCATAATGCATTTGCTTCATCCTTGCAGTCCCGCTCTATATAATAATCGTACAGGAACTCTTTCTGTGCTTTCGTCATATCTCTTACCATGCTTCCTGTTGCAAATGCAACTCCCTGTGATGGGTTATGAAGTAGCACCCAACCTCTATCAACAAGCCAGTCCCCGGGTTTGAGGATTTCTTCATACTGTTCCGGAAAATTTTCTTCCACATATTTGCCAGCCCAGTACTGATGCTCTCCCCACTCAACTTCATGAAAAACTCCATTTGGTTCCAACCATCCATAATCTGCGGTAGTATGCTCTTTAACATCCATCATCCGCTTTAAGAAATTATCAATCTGCTGTTGCTCACAATCCTCTCTTGTTTCCATCCCAAGTTCTCTCCGTACTTCTCGCTGCTCACTTTCTGTAAGATGCTCCATTGCAACGTAAAATTGTTCGTTCTTTTCCCTCAGATTTTTCTCTGCTTCCCTTCTTAACTGTGGAATCTTCCAGATATTCATGCTTCGTGCTAATGTTTCCTCTTCTCCTGGCTCATATCTTTCCAGGTGATACGTACCATCTGCTGTATTGCCTTTCAGTGCAGCTCGTCCAAGCAGAATGTCTTCTGCGTATCTCCGGATTCTAGCTTCTGATGCATCCGTACCTGTCATGCAGTCTTTCAGAGTCTCCATGATCTTCTCCATACTCTTTTCGCCAGAGTAAAACCATTCCCTTGTAATCCGAGTGATAAATTCACCAGTAATCCCAAAAGTTAATTCTCTTTTCTCCATCTTCTCGAAAGGAGCCGATATATCTTTGCCCGGCCGGAGCTCCGTACTCCTTTCTGTAAATTACATATTGTTTCTAAGAATTACGTCTATATATCCAGTTCGCAGTTCATATGCCGGCATTACATCTTTTACCCATATAATCGCACCCTTTGGATGTTCGTACTTCCATTCTTCTTCCATCAGTTTCACATTTCTCAGTACCCACGCATGAGGTCTTTTATACCTTTTCTTCAACTCTGAATAAGATATGTCAACACAGTGTTTTTCTCTTTCCTCAGACCAATCAGAACAGGATATTGGATATGTAGAGTCTATAATGCATGTGCCTTTTACAAGGTTTGTCCCACTTTCCAGTAAATAGATCGTCTGTCCTATTTTCTTGGTATTACTACCTCTTATTTCAATGGTTTTCTTCCCACTAAGGATAAGATTTAACCATCTCTTTTTTACAATTAGTCCATCCATCATTTCACCTCATTCGCAAGCTGGAATCCCATTCTTGCCACATTTCTAAGGTTGTCCTTAATTAATGCTTTGTTCGGACTTCTGTGTGTATCAAGGAACCTCCACAACTCTTGCCTTTCAGTCGGTTCATTGGCAATGTAATCATCCATGTAATCATACTCAGCTTTTGCGACTTTCAAACACTGAATCATGTAATCTATCTTTTCTCTAACATTCATGCCTACTCCTTTACCTCATATCTACATTCCGCAATAGCAAAGAATTTTCCATCATGCTCTTCGCAATATCTTTTCAGCACTTCCTCGCAAGAATCATGATTGTCAATTTCCTCTTCGTGAACAACCGTTCTTTTTTCGTCTATTACAAGGCAATAGAGTTTCTGAACAACTTCAATTTCTTTCTTTTCATGTTCTTTCTTGTACTGTTTGAGGATTTCGATAGCTCGTTCAGGATGTTTTGCCTCTAATTCATCACAGATAATACCCATGCCATTGTTATAGGCACTCAGCTTGCAACAACTGCAATCCCTTCCATCACATATTTCGCCCCTAAGTCTAATTGCCTCTTCTGCTGTCAGTTCTTCATCTGCCAATCCCTCAAACATTTCGTCTGTCCAGCTCCATCCTTCCTCATCTCCTTCAATCTGGTAGCAAGTTTGGCCCACTTCCGAAATCGTTACTACACTTCCCTTATAGTCCATCATTTCTTCCACAGTGCACTGACTTCCGTAACTGACATCATTTTTCAAGTCACTTCTAACTCTTACCTTGTCTCCTGCTTTGTATTTCATTTCGTGCCTCTCTTTCTCAGTTTTTCTAACAGCTTCTTTCTCTTCTGTTTCTTCTCTTTCCATCGTCTCAGGTACTCAATCTGCGCCTGATCCTCTTTCTCTTGTCTGTTCATGGTCTTTATCCCTTGTACAGATTCGGAATCGGCATCCATGCTTCCACTCTGTACAGTGAGCATCCGCCGTGTCCGTTTGAGTATCTGTCCCACTCAAGGTATCCGTACTGTCTGTCAAGCCAGTGCTTCTCTGTGTCCTCGTCAAACACTTGGATGTAACATCCTACACTGTACTCTCTGTATCCGTTACCATTCGTTGACTCAAGTTTGAGTAGTACATCTCTTTCATCTTCCGGAAGTCTTTCTGTCACTGGTATCCAGCCATGTCCTTTGTCAGCATTGTCAATCTTGCACATCTTCTCAACATACTTTCTGACGGTCTCTGTTGTGAGCAGAATCCCTTCGTCCTTTCTGTCCGGATTCAGTTCATCTGCCATTGTGTTCTTCAATTCTTCCTCGGCTTCATTCAGCCATGAAAGGAACGTTTCTGCATCAATCGTTTTTCCCATCTCTTCTCCTTTCGCTTTTTGCAACATATTCTCCGTAGCTCATACCATGCTGCTTTGCTTCAGCTGCGACTCTTACTAATTCGCTTCGATACTTCGGTTCTTTTGCGCCTTTTACTTTCTTCGGTTTGGCTTGCTTTCGTTTCATTGCCAGTTCCTTTTTCTGTTCAGGACTCAAGGCTCTGTATCTTGCCTTTCCTCTCTCACAACACTGTCTTCGGCTTCTTTCTTCTCCGCAAGCCTTGCTACAACACTTCTTTCGGTTGCCGACTATCTCAAATTCTTTTCCACAGACTGAGCATACCGCCCAGCCTTTATTTGCTTCTGCCATTCTTAATCACCTTCCTAGCAACTTACTTTCCAGATCATCCATGTCGTAATGTCTTCTCTCAAAGTTGTTATTGTTCTTCGTTGCGGGTTTCTTATCGTGCCGTTCATCATACTTTCCTTCAAGCACCTTCACAAAATTATTAGGATTGATAAACCAATCGAAGTTCAGTGAGAACCTTGTATCTGTCTTTCCCTGAAGGAAGTCACTCTGTTTGACCTTATCAACAGCTTGTATCACTTTCTCTTCTCCGAATTGCTCAAGTAAGGCAATCAGTGAAGTGCATCTCTTAGAACCCGGGTTGATGCGGTAAATCATTTTGATTCCGTAAGGCTCTAGTTGATTCCATGCATCGATGATGGATTGAATGCTATGCTGCTTTATAGATACGTTAGTATCTATATATTCTTTCATTCTTTCATTCTTTCTTTCTTGTTTGTGTTCCTTTGCTGTTCCTGTGCTGTCCCTACGCTGTTCCTTTGCTGTTCTTTTGCTGTCCTTTTGCTGTTCCTTTGGTAGGTCACAATCTTGATAAAACCCATAATTTACAATGGTTATAGCTGTTCTTTTGTTGTTCGCATTTCGTTCTATCATCTTTTGACTTTCTAAGAAGTTTAAAAAGAGTTTGACCTTCTTTCTTCCCCACCCCCAACGTTCCATTAATTTGAGTTCGGAAGTGATAAATGAACCTCTTTCAACCAGTTCTGTGCAGTTCCCTAACAGTACATTTTTGTCTCTGTGATTAGCAAGTAACAGTAGGTCAACCCACGCTTGTCCTTTGGTAAAAGGCTTGTCGCTCCACAGTTCATTGTCCAATAAATCCCTGTGAATCTTTATCCATCCTTGCATTGTGTTTCACACTTTCTATGTACTTCCTTATGGCACTTCTTACACAAGGTGATCCCGTTACTGACTGTTGTTCTGAGCTTAGGATATCTTGCATAAGGTTTAATATGATGAACTTCCAACTTATCTGTTTCTCCACATATTTGGCATACATATCCGTCTCTTTCCAATACCGTTTTTCGGAATTTAGCGTACCCTTTCTCACTTCTACTGTCTGAAAGAGCTGCGACCTCTGTTGGATCCAAGACAAGCTCTTTTGGAGTTATGCGGTAACACGCATTTTCTTTTCTAAGTGCGATAATCAGAGAGTCTTTATTCCCCTGGTTCTTATAAACTTCTATCAGATCAATCTTTCTTAATCTGGATAAGCATTTCTTAACTTCCTTTTTGTCTATCCCAAATGTTCCGGATATTTGGCTGATTGATGTTTTCAAAGAATTTGTTTCATCATCACTTCTGAGTAAAATGTCAATCAGTATAAGGAAAGTATGTGCACTTTCGTTTTTTAGTAGATTCTCAATATCTCTATTGATTTCTATGTACCCATTTTTCATATAATTTCATCCAATCTTCCATTGTCATTGTGACCAGCCAATCCTTGTGATTCTTCCGATGCATTACCGTAGGCATTTCGCCCTCTCTCGCATCGTTTATGGACTGTTCCATAGCGGTATCAATATTAAGCTTCTCTACTCTCTTGCACTCAATATGGATGCCAGGAAGACCAACTACATCCGCATCTCCATTGGATCCGCAGAACTGCTGTCCTCTCCGGCAATCATATCCGTATCTGTCTTTAAGCAGATTTGCTAACTCTCTTTCTCCCTCTTTCCCTTTTCGGTTTGAGTTCATCTGTGTCTACCTCCATGTTGCAGTTCTTGGCTGTTCGCCTTGCTGTTTTTAATGCCCAGCCGATACTCTTCAATCGGCTTTCTTCTTGTCTGATGTACTTCATCAGCATCATTCTTTCTTCTAAGATATTCATGTCTGGAATGAAGTACCCTCTCCCATCTTGCATGTTGAGAATCGGTATATCTCGTCTTGCATAATGGATCATGTCTCTAATTGTTCTATCATCTATACCAGTCAGATCAGACAATTCAGCTCTCGTGATTGCTCTGTCATGTCCGGTTCTGATGTAATCTAATATGTCAATATCGTAAGTCTGCATTGTTCTCCTTTCTCTCCCCGGACAAAGCCGAGGAGATGAATCATCATGGCTCTGATTAAGGATTGTGACATACTGTTTCAGTCAGCCATTAGGAGTTTATATATCAACCTTATCCGCTAGGTTAATACCAGTTATAACCAAGACTTTCCAAATACTTCTCTGAACTCTTCTCTGCTTCCTATATGCTCTTCAAAATGTCTCTGAGCCATCTGCTTAAGCTGTAAGTCCAGTCCGTGATTCGGATTGTCATGTACGCTCCCCTTCTGAAATTCATGTAAATACGGTGCTAGGGGAATCACATATCCGTATCTCTCTGATAGTTTTCGTCTGCTTCCATAGAAGATATGGTGAATATGTGGATATGGATAACCAGTAAAGTAGCAGTGGTTCATATCTTCTGTGAATACGCTCTTCAATAGTTTAGCCAATATCCACACCACACCTTTCTTTCAGCAATCTCTTTTCATCCGGTGTCGCAATCGCAGCATCCGTCATTCCAGCTTCTTTGCAGCTTGTGATAAGTCCATCTATGAGCCTTGCCATCTCTTCTGTGTTGTAAGTGCTCGATCCTCTCAAAAGCTTGTAAGTCCTATACATTACACCGTCTACACCTTGTCTTACTTGTGATGTCGGCATCAGATGATACTCTGTTGATTGCATCAACTTCTGCTCTGCATCTTCCGTATCCGGCACTGTCATGAAAATCGACTTGCCCTCGATTATCTCCGGCTGTCCGTAATGAATCAGCATCAAGTTATGCATTTCTGCATTAGATGTATTCATCAGTTTCGCAAGCTTTGTTAGTAGTACCCAGTAGTAAGCATTAGCATCAAGGCTTCTCTTCTTCCTGTATGGCTTGATTTCAAGGCTTAATACTTCTTTGCCTTTCAATTCCTCATAGGCTTCAAGAAAGTCCTCGTTTGGCTCAAATAGAATGGTCAGACGGTGTGTTACGAAGTCGATGATTGGTTCTTTCAACTTGCCAGTGAACTTCATTTAAACACCACACAGTTGTATCAAATCACTTTCATGATCGAAAATATTTTTGAACTGATTAATCGTCAGATCCTCAATCTTTTCAACCTTGTACATGACTAACACTTTGCTTTCGTCAATTCCCTTCTCTTCAAATGTTTTTCGAAGAGAAATGATATGGTTTTGATTAACTTTTGGTTTTTTTGTATTTCTATTATTTTGAGTCGCACAGAATTCAGTCTGTTGTTGCTTCTTATATTCATCTGAATCCGGATCCTTTACATCATCCAGTAGGAAGAGACCGTTCAATGCATACTTTCTGGCATAACTAGATGCAGATCCAGTTATCTGTGCTTCATCCATTCCCTTCTTTTGCTCCGATTCTCTTGCATAAGCTGTTGTAGAAATTTTTTCTTCTGACTCACAATCCATAAGAATCGCTGTTGCTCTTACATATATTTTTCCAGCAACTTCTAAAATTTCATCTTGCAAAATTAGAGAAACTTTCAAGTCCTCTTCGTATTTTTTAAACTCAGAAAGAATTGTTTCTGCATTTCTGTAATAATAACCACCAAAATTGTTAAACAGTTCTTTTGGTGCTTTTATCTCTCTCTGTATTTTCGACAACTTTTCTTTAAGTGACATCAGACATCCTTCCTTTCGAAGTAAACACCGAAGCTTGTCATTGCCTGTTCAATATCTTTAAGTTCCTCTTCTGTAGCAACAACGGTGTAAATTACCTTCTTAGACTCTTCGCTGCTCAAGAATCTTGCCTGTTCCTCATCTACTTCTTTCAGCTTTTCAACAGTCTCTTTCTCCGCTTTTCTCTTGATTTCCTCTTCTTCGAGAATTCTTCTACGTTCTTCAAGACGGATGCGTTCTCTTTCAGCTTCCAATTCTCTTTCTCTTCTGGCAGCTTCTTCTGCTTCTTTTCTCTTAAGGATCTCTGCTTTCTGAATTTCGTAATTACTAAGGTACTTAATTGCTGATGCCAGATTGTTGTTTTCCATATAGAAGTTGAGAGCAGTTTCTTCTTTTTCTGATCTCATGGCTTTGATAGCATTGATATCAGCATTTGTAGTTGCAACTCTGCTAGTAAGTTCTTCTCTAATGTCTTTCATTTTCGTACCGGCATTCGTCCACTTACTTCCGTAGATTCTTTCCAGTGGAATGTAATCTTGCAATTCTTCCGGAACAATCTCTTCATAAGCAATCTGGATCTCTTCTCTACGCTCTTTAATACGCTTTTCCTCAAACTCTTTAACCTTGCTGTCAATTAACGTGATCGGCTCATCGATCAGTTCGATAAGTTCCTTCACCTTAGCTTCGAACTCATCATAAGGCTTCATGTACTCCTTCTTTACTTCAATTCTTCTCTCGTTCACAGCTGCCTTTTTCTTTCTCAGCTCTGCGAGGTCTTTCTTCGCATCCTTCTTTGTCTCTTCTGTGAATTCTTTCTTTTTGTATTTCTCAAGTTCCATTGAAACCTGGTCTTTAAATTCCTCAAAGTTGGCTGTAATTTCGCCAATACTCTGTACTACATCAAATTTCAGTTCCTGCATCTTCTCTTTCCTCCGCATTGTAATTATCTGCATGTCTCTTATGCATCTTGTGTTGTGTGATTCCTAATTCTTCAAAGGACAGCTCCTCATGCTCCCACACCGATGGTTCTTCGTGCTTGACCGGAAGTCCGATAATTGCTTTCACTGTGTCCAGTTTGATATATCCGTTTTCTTCATTGCTGATGTAAGCTTTGAGCGTTTCCATTCGTGCATCTGTTTTGCACAGCTCTTCAAATTTTGAAACGCTTACTTCAAGTGTTTTTTCTAACAACATCGCTTTCTCCTTTCACAGTGACAGTTCTTGTACTAATTGCAGAACAAGTGTGCTAAATCCGAGAATTTTTTCATCAACATCTCTTTCTCCTCTTATGTACTTTTCTACGTTTGCAAAGATGTATGCTGCTACTCCCATAATCAGATCTTCGTCTTCAACGTCATTCATGTAACAAAACTCTGCTGCAAATATTGGAATGATTGCGTTCAGCTTATCCAAAGTTATGGTAAAATTATCTTTTTTCATTGCTTTCTCCTTTTTAAATTGTTATTATTAAGTTGGTTTTTTACCCGAGTGCCTGAAGGTTGCCGCCTTTGCTGGGCACTCTTTTTTAATATCCGAAGATAACCCATGTTGCGATTCCTAAGACAACTACCAATCCCATCGCAACTACTGTCATAACAGCAGACTTTTTTTCTTCTCTGTCATCATGCTCAATTCTTCTTGGCTGTCTCTTGATATCAACTATCTGGATTGCTCTTCTTTGGATGTCGATCATGTCGATCTGATTCATTTTTCTCACCTTCTTTCTTGTAAGATATACACGGATAACCTCTGCTTCTCTCTATGCAGTGTTTCCTTTTTCTACAGTTGCGACAGTTCATATTCTTCTCTGCCTTCCATTTTTCTTACTAACACCATTGCTTCTACCGGATCGTATTCAGGCACATACTTTTTCGTAGCACCTTCAAGATGTTTAAAGAACCGGTTGTAATCTGCGTAGACCGCTTTATCAATGTATCTGTCAATAATCGCATCTTTTGGATACCGACCTAGCTTAATCTGATTCATGATTCCGTACTTCCGATTCTTAACAGTTCCCATTGACTGACCATACACATCCTTGAAGTACGATGTCTTTGCATACTGAGCAACTGGTTTCTTCTCTTCTTCCAGTACCGATGCAATCTGCGGAAGGATTTCATAGATGCGTTCTAGCTCTGCAACAGCCTGTGCTCTTGTTAGCATCGTCCTCACCTCTCTAATCCTCGTAAGTACGTGGAATCATGTCCTCTGTCAGTGCGTAGAAATCGCTGAGATACGCTCCGTCTTCTGTAATGCTTAAATCAACAGCAACGTTGTTCTCGTTCATCAGCATGATTCTCAACGCACACTCTTCTCCGATTGTTCCGTTGCCAACAGCTAAGACCTTAAAGCCTTTCAATGCGTGTAGCTCTTCAGAATCTCCGTTTACTTTTCCATAATTAAGTTTGTTTATCATTGTTTTTCACCTCACTTGCTATTTTCTATTTCTTCTCCTATACTTTAAATACAGGCACTGCCATGCCGAGTACAAAAGAAAGGAGATTTTTATGACAAGAAATCAAGACTTAATTAACAAAACCGTTGAGATTACCGTAGCTAAACTCTCAAACTCCAACGCTTCTGCAAATAAAGATGGTGGAGCACGTATTGCTGAATTTATGCAGGAAATCTACAACAAATTAGTTGAACTTAGTGAGAATGAAAACTAGTTCAGTTTCGCTCTAGCAGACACCAGCTCTGCTAGAGCTTTTGTTAATTCTGTTAATTCTTGACTTTCATAAATAGATGAAACTTTTTCGATTTCTCTTTTTAAAAAGTCACACACGCATTCTATTGTTGTATCTACTTTTTGTGCTACCATCATTTCTTCTCTCCTTTCTAGGCATCTGTCTGAATTGTTTTCCGCTCATTCTCAAACTTAATAAGGTCTTCTTCCGATACCCTGTACTCTCGTCCGAGTTTAATTGCATTCAGCTTTCGCTGGCGGATCCATTCCCAAACGGTAAATACCTTAACTTGGTATCTTTCTGCCACTTCGTCACAGGTGTACATTTTAGCCAAAAATATCCCTCCTTTTTCTATAGTTATTTATACTTGTGTTTGCCTCGGTTCAGTGATATACTTAGCTTGTCGAAATGAAATATATCAATTTACCGAATTATCTCGTTTAAAGAACTATTTTATCTCGTTCTCCCGAGGTATGTATATACTATACCTCGGGAGAACGAGCTTGTCAATAGTTTTATGTCAATTTGACGAGGTATTTTCAGAAAGGAAATATCATGTATGAAATTTTCAAAAAGCTATGTGATGAAAAAGGGATAACACCTTACAGATTTTGTAAAGAAACTGGCGTAAATACTTCAACTATCAGTACATGGAAGAATAAAGGATCTGAATGCTCTCCAAAAACAGCGAAAGCTATTTGCGATTATTTTAAAGTAAGCATGGATTATTTAATGACTGGTAAAGAAGAAAAGAAAGAGGATCCTTATGAAATTACTTCCAAAGACGAAAAAGACATTGCAAAAGATTTAGAGAATCTCCGTGGAAAATTAATGAATGGCGCAGATGGTCCGCTCTCCTACGAGGGTGAACCTATTCCGGAAGAAGACACAGAACTGCTTCTTGGACAGATCGAATTAATGATGCGCCGGTTGAAACCTATCAATAAGGAAAAATACAATCCTAACAAGAACAAGAAGTAGGTGTTGCAATTGAAAGCACATGATGTTAAGCACTTAGTTGCTTATTACGTCAAAAAGTATGATACTAGAAACCCTTTTAGGCTTGCAGAATATCTGAATGTTGAAGTTCAGACCGGTCCGCTTGGATCCCGCGCTGGATGCTATATGTTCCTCAAGAACCATAAGTGCATCTTCCTTAACGAAGATTTAGAGGAACATGAAAGAACTCTTGTCATGGCTCACGAACTTGCTCATTCGATTATGCACCGAAAGGAAAATTGTTATTTCATTAGAAACAAGACTCTTCTGTTGACTTCCAAGATGGAAATTGAAGCTAATACTTTTGCAGCAGAACTGTTGATACCAGATGAACTGATCTATGAGAATCCTGGAATGTCCAGTGAACAAATAGCGCGCTTATCTGGATATAATGAAATGATTATGAAATTCAAAGAACTGTAATTGCGAGGTTATTATATGAGACCTAGCCAATATCATTACATAAAAAGAATGCTCGTACACGGAATGTATAACCGTAAGCGAGCGAAAATAGCTGCTAAAAACAGAAAGAAAAAGTTAAAGATACTTCATAGAGAAGAAAAGAGACAGCGGAAGATAGCTCATAAAGCATGGAAAAAGGCACAACCAAAGAAAACACACTCACCTACATTCTATAGGAACTGGGCGATAATCGCTGCTATTGTATGGCTCTTTGGTTGGGTGTATTCATTAAATGAGTATCGTGGATTAGATATTGTTCTATCGCTGATATCAGGAGAAATATTATTTGCGCTATATCCATTCTGTAAATTCCTGAAGACAAGGGAGAAGGAAATCCCTGACCTAGAATTTGATAAGGATGTAATACCTTGTCCTCGGTGTGGAGCAGAAATTAACGCAAAATGTAAGTTCTGTACGCAATGCGGTTTTCAAATCATAAGGGATTTTCATTTTCCTCCGGAAGATATTCCTATGAATAATCAATCAGTAGTGCAAGCAGATCCTGTGGATCGAGAAACAGAGCAAAAACAGGAACAGGATATTATGCCAAACACAGAAGAAAAAGCAACTGATGACAACAAAATTATTATATGTCCAGTCTGTGGAACTAAGAATTTAAAGACATACTCTTTCTGCATAGAATGTGGTATATGTCTCAACAATCCAGAAAACTTTCGTAAATATATAAGCCATCCAGTTTGCACTCAGAATCAAGAAAAGTCAGAGAGTCAACCTAAAGAAACTATGGATAATCAGATTCAAAATATCGTTATCGAAAACGGAGATGTATATTTAGCCGATGCAGCTCTGATGGCCGCAGACAAAGATAAGATCGGAATAGGGAAAATTCAACGCGTATACAAGATTGGATTTAACCGTGCTGCTCGTATCATGAATCAGTTGCATGAAATCGGCATAGTTGGTGAAGAAAACGGAACCAGTCCAAGAAAAGTTTTAGTTGATAAAGAAAAATGCAAGGAGATTCTTAAAAATGCTACGATTTCCGAATGTCCGGCACCTAGTTATAAACCAAAACTTACAGATGTTTACGCTGAATTTTGTACCGCATCATGTGAGTTCGATCCAAGCCAAAATTTTCAATTAGCAGAGATTATAGAAGAACCGGTACAAGATATCATCAAGGATGAAGAAGTTAAATCAACCAGCTTATCTAAAGAAGAAAGAGACGCGCTGATTCAATTCTATAAGGAACAATATAAGCAGAAAAAGATATCAGAACAAAAAGCTAGGATGGATGAAAGTGATCGTCTTCGCAAAATTAAGAGTCAGAATTATAAACTCAAAAAGGAAGATGACAAGGAAAATCGTGACCAATATGATGAATTAACAAAATAAGGATATAACTCCCGGAAGGGATTTATATATAAGTATATGGTGTACTTAAGGAACAGGCTCTCAATAGAAAGGAAAAGCTTATGAAAAAGAAACTCGTAGCAATCCTATTAACATTGTCTATGATTGGATGCACGTTGTGTGGATGTACTTCCAGTGAACGGACGGATCAATTATCGATGGAGGATGTCGATAAGCGAATCGAACAGGCTATTGCTGATAACAATGAAACATTTCAGTCTGAGCTGCTTAAAAAGGTTGATGAGCAGATTCAAACAAAATTTGGAGAAATCGATAAACTGACAGATGCAGAGAAAGAAGAACTGTATAATTCAATTATGGCATCCGTAAAAGAAGAGTTAAAGAATAACAAGAGTACTGAGACAGTAAAGACGGAAGTTGTTCGTCAGCCAGTAACAGAAAAGAAATACTATAATACATATACTACTGTAGTAGCTCCGGAGCAGAAACCGTCAGAGGAAACAAAACCATCTGACGAGCAGAAGCCATCCGAAAGTAAGCCTGAAGAATACCCTAAGATTGAAGATGGAACTATTATTGCTGTTGCCAATGATCTTCCGTATACATTCACTTATGATAAAAACCTCAGTTTTACTGTGACAAATATCTCGGTTAAGGCATATAATCACGAAAGTGAGCCGTATCAAGAGATTGAATATCCTTACGAATTAAGAGTGGAAATAAGTGGAACGTATGATTCTAGTGACGAGATTGAGATTCATAAAACGATATTCGGATATGTAGTATTGGATCCACATGGATCATCGTTTAAAATGAACGAAGGTTATAGAGATAGCGAAAATCATACATTCTCTTCATCTACTACTATTCCAGTGAGAATGTTACCTAACAGTGTTACATTCGTAGGGAATGAAAGTTAGGAGGGGATTGTTATGAATATAAAAGAATACACTTATGATAATAAGCTTTCTTCATTATCTGATACAGAATTAAAAACTTATGGGAAAGAACTACTGGCAAGACAATATGCCGGTGAAGAACTTACAGATGAGTTATATACAGAGTTGAGAGATGTATGTAGCGAATTTGTAAACAGAGATAATTAAATAAAATAAAACCGCTCCTGTTGGCGCAGGAACGGTTGACACACCAAACTCCGAAGAGCGGTGCAGATTATATGAAGCAATAATATTGTATCATCTTCGGGGCAGTCATACAAGTAGAACTGTTGTTCTGTTGTGGGGCTGTTATTTTTGTACTCAAATATAGAAAGGAAGATGATTATGTGGGTTGAAGAAAGAAAATCAGGATTTAAATTTATTGAACGCTACACAGATCCAATGACAGGAAAAGTCAAACGAGTCTCAATTTCCATGCCAAAGAATACTGCAAAGAATCGCAAGTTGGCTGCTGCTGCACTCCAAGAGCGCATTGATCAGGAACTAAAGACAGCATCAACACAGAAAAAAGACCTTACCTTAAAGGAACTCACAGAGCTATACAATGCTGAACAACTGAGGACAGTCAAGCAGTCTACGTACAACAGGAATTGTGGAGCGTGTAAGTCTATTGCAAAGATTCTCGGACCATCTACCATTGTATCGAAGTTAAATGCGGGATATATCAGAGAACGTTTTCTCGCTACTGGCAGAGCTCCTGGAACGCTCAATGAATGGATGGTAAGGTTCAAGGCTCTGCTAAGATGGGGATACCGTAATGATTACATTGAAGATATCTCCTATCTCGACAAGATTGAACGGTTTAAAGATGTTTCTCACCGTAAGAAGATTGAAGACAAATTTCTTGAGTCCAGCGAAGTGGAATTGTTGCTTGATGAGATGAAAGTAGAAAAATGGAAAGTGTTAACAGAATTCCTCGTCCTGTCTGGTCTCCGATTCGGCGAAGCAGCTGCGCTCGAGAAATCAGATGTTGATTTGAGAAAGCGTGTGATCCATGTCACGAAAACCTATGATGTCAACAATGACATCGTAACAACCCCAAAGACGGACTTTTCTATCCGAGATGTATATATTCAAGACGAACTAGAAAAAGTCTGTAGAAAGGCACTGAGAATGGCTCAGAACGACAATGTGATACAGTTTAGCAACCTATTGTTCACTGGTACAGTTCGTGAGCACATTGACCACTTCGCTTACAACAAATACCTCAAGGAAAATTCCATGAAAGCTATCGGTAGAAGCATCACACCACACACGCTAAGACATACACACGCAAGTCTGCTAATGGAACAAGGAATTGATATCGACAGCATCTCAAAAAGACTTGGACATAATGACAGTAAGGTCACAAGAGAGATTTATTTGCACGTAACTCAGAAGTTGGAAAGCAAACGAAATGAGCAGTTGAAAGAATTGAAAATTTTATAGTCTGCCCCCTTTTTGCCCCCCTTTTGGAATTTTCGTAAAAGAAAAACCCCGGAAACACCGCATTTACTGGCACTTCCGGGGAAAGGTTCAAAGCTGTCTAGGGGACTTGAACCCCCGACCTCCGCCTTACCAAGGCGACGCGCTACCGACTGCGCCAAGACAGCTTATTGCGTTCCAGCAGAACGCAAAATTAAATATACACTACTTGAGTTTGATTGTCAAG